ATGTTAGGCATCTGCCCAAGAAATCTTTATATCGCCACCATCTTGGCCCATAACCTCGTTGACTTGGGTTTCTTTCCACCTAGCCCTAGTCTTTAACCAAAAGATAGCCGCAGCCGTATTACCCTTTTTAGCTTGAGCAAACAATGTTCCAGCAATAGCGGCATTAGCGTCTATACGCCCTTCGTCTAATTCTTCCTTGTAATACTTAACTAGCGTATCAGAACTTATTTTTAGCTTACTAGCTATGTCTTCAAAAGGTACGCCCAAAGCTGCCAATCGTTTGGCGGTATCTCGGTTTTCTTGAGTGGGCTTATGTTCTTTACCTTGAGCCATTTTTATAACTCCGAAAGTACAGCTTTTTTACCCGTAAAGTTTTCCCAACGCTTTACTATTACATCGCAATATTTAGGGTCTAATTCCATAAGTCTAGCTTTACGCCCTAGCTTTTCACAAGCTATTAAGGTAGAGCCTGAACCGCCAAATACATCTAAAACAATGTGTTTGCCTACTTGGTCTTCTAAAGCCAACTGTATGAGTTCAACAGGTTTCATAGTAGGGTGAACGGTATTTTTCTGACGCTTTAAAGTCCAAACATCTCCTCTGAGCGTTTTATGACCACCAAAATCACCGTAATAATAGATGAGTTCGTGCTGTTTATAGTATTTATCTAAATTTTGGGCTGGATTTACCTTATCCCAAACAATCATAGCTTTAGGTTTGCGACCAATAGTTTCCATCGCTTCCTTAAAAAGATGAGAATACTGCCAAGAACAGCATACATACATAGTTTCACAGCTATATAACGACTGAGTTAAAAAGTCTTTAAAAGCTGCGTCATCCATTTTGTCGTTTTTAATCTTTTCACGCTTATCTTTAACGCCTTGATAATCTATGTTGTAAGGCGGGTCTGTAAACACCATATCGGGTCTTTGCCCATCTAAAAGTTTATCTACCGCATCAATGCTTGTGCTGTCACCGCACATAAGTCTATGATTTCCAAGAATATATATATCGCCTAGCTTGGTTTTAGGTTCGATAGGCGTGTCAGGTACGCTATCTTCATCGGTTAGCCCTTCAGTCACTTCGGGGGCTAGTAAAGCGTCTAATTCTTTATCGTCAAAACCTAATAGTGTTAAGTCAAAGTCTTGGTCTTTTAGCTCTTGTAGTTCTAGCGACAAAAAGTTTGTATCCCACCCTGCGTTTAATGCCAATTTATTATCAGCAATCACATAAGCCTTTTTTTGGGCTTCTGTCATGTCTTTTAGCTCAATCGTAGGTACTTTAGCCATGCCTAGTTTTCTTGCGGCTAAAAGCCTTCCATGACCAGCTATAACGCCTTTAGTGCCATCTACCAATATGGGATTAGTCCACCCAAATTCTTTAATACTGGCGGCTATTTGGGCTACTTGTGCGTCATCGTGGGTTCGGCTGTTTTTGGCATAAGGGATTAATGCCGATATTTCGACTTCTTTAATTTCCATACTTACCCAAGTGATTGATTAAGTTAGGGTTTATTTTAATACTAAAAATTACTTTATGCCATATCCTTTTGAAACTTATTAAAGTGCTTCATAAGCATAGCTTTGCGTCTTTCCCGCATTTTTTGATTCTTTTCTAGCGTAGTTTCTTTGTGCGGTTGCAACAAAGAGTTCTCAGGTTTAATCTTTTCTTTTTTAAACATATTACATATCCTTCATAGCGTCAGCAATCATTTGTCTGCGGGGTTTTTTGGCGGTTTTGGCGGCATCTTTAAAGTCTTGGGCGGTTGGTCTGCCTTCTTCGCCAGCTTTTTTCATCCGCTCGCCTGAACCAGCTTTAATGCGTTCACGCTTAGCGTGGATATTGGCGTATAGCCCGTTCTTCATGCTTTGCTTTCGATGTATTTGCCGTAGGCTTCTTCTAGCTTGTTTTTGCGGCTACCTTTAGCGTATTTACGCTCAGTAGCAAGAGCAATGGCTACGGCTTGTTTCTTTGGTTTGCCAGCTTCCATCTCTTTTTTGATGTTTTTACCGACCGCTTCTTTGCTACCTGATTTAATTAATGGCATAAAATATCCTTTTATTTCAAGAACTTAAGTTTATAAGTTGTGGTATTGATAAGGTCTGCAATTTCATCAATCAGGTTTTGCAGTTCGCTGTCTTGCGGTAAATCTTGACGAGCATCTGCCACAAAGTTTTGTAGGGATTCTAAATATTTAACGGGGTCTTTGGGCTGGTGGTAAACACTTGGAAATGCGGTGAATTTGCCATATTTGCCCATATACGCTTCGGCAAAGCTATCGGTTAGTTCTACGATGCCATCGTAATACTCGCCTAAAGCCATGTGCTTGGAAAAACTGTCCGTAGTCCAATGAAAGAAATGGGTATTAGTCGCAGAATGTAGCAATGTGGCTACAAATAATGCACAGTTTTCCATAAAAACTCCTTGTTTTTACTGATTATAATTGTTATTTGGTATTAAACCAATCACTCTTAATGCAGATTCAGGTGAATCTACACGGGCTAATGGGCCACCTTTCCAATTAGCAATAAATTTAAGTTGGTCTTTGGTGTATTTTGCTTTAGCGTCACGCTTAATTTCCATCAAGATTGTTTCACCGTTGTAACACACCATTAAATCGGGTATTCCACGCCCAACCATTGACAAAATATAAACATCAGCACCCGCTTTTCTAAGGGTTTCTACTATTTCTGTTTGGTTTACATCAACCTTACGAGCGTATGGCATTGTTTTTTAACAAGTTTCGGTTAAGATATGCTAACTTTATCACGATAAGGTCTATCATGGGCAGAAATCAATACGGGGAATATGTTACAGACGAAAAGTTTATAGAAGTTTGGAATCAATTAAAAAGCCCCACAGCAGTAGCCAAAGAGCTTGGAATCAACATTAGAAACGCCATGATGCGTAGGCGTACATTAGAAGTTAAACACAATATTGTTCTTGATACCGATTTATCTTATAAAAACAAAGTTGTACAAGAATATAAAGAGCGTGAAAGAGTTAAACGCAAAGAACGAGAAGAAGCCTTACAAGAGCGATTAGATGCCACTAGCCATAGCGTTAGACGGGGCATGGAGCTAGAAAAAGGGCGTGTCATTATTTTTTCCGATGCTCACTTTACAAACTACACTACAACAGCTTTTAAAGCCCTTATTAAGTTTATTGAGCATTTCAAACCCAAAGCCATTATTTGTAACGGAGATGCGTTTGACGGGGCTGTATTGAGCCGCTTTCCCAAGATTAACTATGACAGTCAGCCAAGCGTTTTAGACGAACTAAACTACTGTAAAACCCATTTAGAAGCCATTGTTAAGGCTAGACCCGCAGGTTGTCGGTTAATTTGGACTTTGGGCAACCACGATATGCGGTATGAAGCTGCACTTGTAGCTCGTGCTCCTGAGTTTTCAGGGGTCGATGGCTTTAACCTTAAATACCATTTTCCTGAATGGGAAACCTGTTGGTCATTTTGGGTCAATTCCGATACTGTAATTAAACACAGGCATAAAGGTGGTAGATACGCTGGCTACCATAATGTTCAGGCTAGTTTTAGCAACATTTTTACGGGTCACACCCATATTTTGACTTGTAGCCCAATATCTAGTTTTGACCAAAAAACCTATTGGGGCGTACAAACTGGCACTTTAGCCGACCCCAATGACGATGCCTTTATTTATACTGAGGATAACGCTAAAGATTGGCGGTCAGGCTTTGTAATGGCTTCATGGGAAGAGGGCAGATTGATAATGCCTGAAATGATTATGACTTGCGGGGAAAACCGTGTGGAATTTAGGGGTGAAATTTTAGAGGTTTAAGTGAAACTAAGTCCTAAGATTATCGAAAACATTTATGCCATGCTTTATTGCGTAGAACCGTTTGCGTCTTGGGATTTACCCTTACCTGAAGAAGTTAAATTTGTTGTAGATTCTGACCCTGAAGCAATGGGTACATATCTTTATGACGATGGTGAAAAACACGCCCATACGATTACTATTTCTGATGCCCGTTGTGGGCATTTAGATACGGTAATTAGGACTATGGCACATGAGATGATTCATGCGTCTAGATGGAATACAGTCACCCATGCGTGGACTAAGCATGATAAAACCTTTAGAAACCGTGCCAAAGCCGTGGCTCAAGCACTTGGTTTTGATGAAAAAGAATTGTGATTAGCGTAATTTTTATGCAACTCATGTCTTAATTCTTCTATTGTATTAAAAGCACCTTTAGCAATATATTTGCCACAAAACTTAAGTCTTACAGTCCATTTTTGTCTATCTTTGCGCCAAATGACATTTTTTTTGCCTGATTTACCAGCTTTATAAACGGCATTTCCCATGTTTTGCGATGCATTTGCTTCTCGTAAATTTTCTATTTTGTTATTGCTTGGATTTCTATCAATATGGTCAATTTGTTTTGGAAAATAACCGTAATGCCAAGCAAAAATAAGCCGATGAAGCCCGTACATTTTTTTGTTTACTCTAACTTTGTAATAACCGTTAGTGTCTAAACAACCTGCTTTATCCCCTATTTGCACACAATTAGCTGGTTGAACTTTCCAAAAAAGCTCACCATTACGATAATCAAATAATTGATGTAATTTGTCTTGAGTTAAAATTTGGTCAGCCATAGCAATACCTCTTTTATTGTGGTGGTTAGAAGCCCCATTGGTTTGTCAGAACCTTTGGGGTTTTGTTTATTTTACCATTTTATCTATGTTGCGATTAGACGCTTGCTCTGTTCGCCA